AAAAATAGCCCCATACTCCATTTGAAAAATACCAGAGTGAACAGTTGCTTTTGCTCGTCCAATTTGGCCAGCGTCCATAAACCCTTCTGGAAGTTTATCGACAGGTATTCTTATCACTGAATAATTACGGTAGTCAAAGTCAACTGGAACTTCTCCGTTAAATATTTCTTCTAGCCTTCTTCTGTCTCCGCCACTTGACACAATAGCATGATATCGCTTGAAGTACTCGGCAAAATGGTTGAAGTCATAATATGCAGTACCAGATAAAATAATTTGATTTGATTTATCGGAAGGATTTTCAGATTCATCCGGTTTGGCCATTGCTATTCCAAGCTCTTTTGCTTTTTTCTCTTTTGCCTTTTGTTTGACTTTTTCAATTGGAGAAGACGAAACAGCGGCAAAACCAGCCACTACATTTTCAAAAATATCTCTCGGGATCGAGGCAAACTCATCGGCAATTATATCATTAGCGCGTTGGCCGCGAATTTTAGAACCATCACCAAGCGGAAGACATGTTATTGTACTTTGCCCAATATGCATAACACAACGATCAATATCGCGTCTAGGACCACTGTTGCTATCGCACAAATCTCGTAAAACTGGGGCGTTTTTCCATATTGTATCCATATATTCAAACAAAACTTTGGACTGTCTAAATGCAGCGCCCACAATAATTATCTTTCTGCGAGGCATAAACAAACCTCGAAGCAATGGATACACCGAAAGTATAAAACTTTTACCCATACCACGGCTACCAACAAGCATGGGAAATTTACGGTTCCACATTTCATAAAGCAACAAAGACTGAAATGGGCTAAGTTCAATATTTAATATATACTTACAAGCAAAGCTAAAATATTCTGGACGCATCATCAACCATGAAAGTCTTTTCAATAGAGTTTCGCCGTCCAAGAAGTCCTGCATTACAAAATCCATTGGATTGAACAACTCAGAATCATTTACATCTATATCAAGCCAAGCATCGTCTAGATTTTTCATAGTTTTAATGATTTAGAAAAAAGACAATCGGCAAAACCATAATGCACAGATTCTTCTGCGGTTAAATACCAATCACCATCTTTCATTTTCCTTTTTATATAAGATTTAACTTTTGAAAGCGAGTCGCCGCGATCTTTAAAATACTGGCCAGTTTTGTGACACTTTTCCGCGTAAATATCAACCATAGTTTGCATGTTGTGACGATCAATCATTGCATAGTTGTGCGCACTTAGATAGTCACCAGAAAGCTCGCTCACCCCATAATGGCACATAAAAATACAACTTGGCATCAGTATTCTACGATAAGCAGCCTGCATAATGATTGTACCCATCGAGCAAATTTGACCATAACCAATTAATGTGATTCTACAGTTACACGATTTAATTACATCAAAAATACCCATACCAGAATGCCAATCACCACCGATAGTTTGCATGTAAATTGTAATAGGGTCTTGACTTATGCTTTGAAGGATATTGATATTCTTCATGAAATTTTGACTCATTCTAAAATCAACGCCAGTGCTTTGATTTTCAGAAGCGTCTTCTTTTTCGTGTAAGTATATTATTCTATTTTCAAGATCAAGATTATAATCATGAATATCAGAAATCGTATCGTTTTTGTCCTTCGGCATCTTCCTCGTCCTTTTTATCGAATAGTTCGGTAAGTCTTTTGAAAATACTATTACAAATTAAAAATGCGCTATGTTTGTTGTCGCAGAAAATAACATTAACTTCATACTTGATAGATATTTCGAGTAAACATTTGATCAAATACTTTCCGGTTATTTTTGTTTCTTGTATTATATCAAATTTTTTGCCGCTAGGTTTCGGACCACCGTCTAGATATTTTTGATACGCCGCCTGTTCTTGTTCATTCAGTAAACTAGTTGGATAGCCTATAACATCAGAAGCAGAAAACTCAAGTAAAATATAACGAAATGGAAAATCTCGCATTCTTTCCACTTCTTTATAAAATGCTTCTTTCTTCCTGCCTAAATTCATTGCTATTTCTGATACCGAAGCTTTTCGTTCAACACAAATAACATCTTCATAGCCTTTGATTGTGTAGTCTCCAGTCAGAAGAGTGCCAAGTTCCATTCCTTCGCACTTATCGTATTCTGAAAAAAACCAACCTTCTTGTTCGCGCGTATCTTTTATAACAGTATACTTGCTCATACTTATGCGTTTATATCTGGCTCGGAAGGAGGCGCTGGAGGAGGCGACGGTGGAGTTTCTTCACCAATTGGACGGTTGTCTGTTTTTTGAATTCGGACTTTGTTTGTTACTTGATCTAAACTACAGCGAATACCGTATTTTCGATTGTACTTTCCGCAAAATTCATTGAATGCAACAATATCGTCACAATCAATAGTTATGTCGCCGCCTTGTAAAATTTGCTGTAAAGCTTGCTCTAGATTATTCATTTTTTGCTCCTAACCTTTTCTGTAAAATATGAAATATAATGTGATTCAAACCCTGTAACATCTTTATGGCATAATTTGCATAAAGTTATTCCATTATCTGTATCGTAACGAAGAGTACTGGCTGAACTCCATTTCATTATATGATGAACATTCAGCCTTAAGTTTTTACCTTTTTTATTACACATTTGGCATGTGAATTTGTCTCTTTTTAGAACAGCATCGCGAAACCTCTTGTAAACAGGGTCGCTGTAATCCCGCTTCTTCGACATCGTGGTCTACCATTCTTTCTGCTAGTTGAGTAAAACTAATTTCTCGCTGCCACCCAAGCACTCTTTCAGCTTTAGCTGGAATCCCAAGGAGATAATCCACTTCGGATGGACGATAAAATTGTGGATCAACCACAACATAATTCACCCAGTTTTCAATTCCAATCCGAGCAAAAGCAGCATCTAAAAATTCTCGCACACTGTATGTTTGCCCTGTGGCAACAACGTAATCGTCAGGAGTTTCTTGCTGAAGCATGAGCCACATGGCATTTACATAATCTTGAGCATGACCCCAATCACGCTTTGCATCCAAATTACCCAAACGTAATTTCGGAAAAGAATCTCTTGTGGCAATTATATAATGGTCATCGAAAGCAATATCGCCAAGTTTATTGTATTTATTGCTCCATCTTACATACTCGCCAATCCATTTTGTAATTTTGCGTGTTACAAAATGTTCGCCGCGACGTTCTGACTCATGGTTGAACAAAATGCCGCTACTAGCATGTATTCCATAACTGTCACGATAGTTTCGCACCAAATGATGTGCGGCCAGTTTGGCAATAGCATAAGGGCTTTGCGGTAAAAACTTGGTATCTTCGTCTTGGAATTTTAATACTGGCCCATTGTATTCATCGTAAGTTTCATCGTAAGAAGCCCCGAACATTTCACTGCTGCTGGCTTGATAAAATCGAATTTCACTTTTTCGTGACGAGTATCGTATCGCTTCAAGTATATTCAATACTCCACCGGCTGTGATATCCCATGTTAAACTCGGTTGTTTAAAACTAGTACCAACATGCGACTGAGCGGCAAGGTTGTAGATTTCATCGGGCTGAGAATCTTCTATAACTTTACTGACATTAAAACCATCGGTAATGTCACCCTCGACGATATTTATTTTGGGCAGAAGGTGTTCAATACGAGCGAGTGTATTAACACTCACACGGCGAGTTACACCCGTAACTGCATACCCTTTTGCCAAAAGCAACTCGGCCAAATAACTTCCGTCTTGTCCAGTAATACCCCAAATTAAAGCTTTCTTCATTTATTGTTCCTTGATTAATGTTTCAGAAGTTAAAAATGGTTGGTCAATCGTGCCGTCCTCGTACCGATGATATTCACTCAGTTTTTCTTTTTCGTGATGCATGGCAAGACGCATTTTTTCCATTTCCAACCCAATCCTTGTGCGAAATTCTGAATCGGTTGCAATTTGTTTTACAAGTGCTGCAAATGTTTCGCGACTGTCTTCGATGGCCTTGATGCGTTGCTCGCGTGTTCCCTTCAAGTCTTTCAGCATTGTTGCTTTGCGTGTTTGCAAATCTTTATAATCACGCGAAAGCGTTTCCTGCGAAGCCCGCAAAACCGCCACCTGACGTTCAAGCTGGATGATGTATTCCATATCGCGTTGATCTTTATCCACAGCCTTCTCTTCTTGAACGAGACGTTCATACGTCGAGATTTCGTTTTGATTTTCTTGCTGGCTCCTCAAAATCCTATTCATCAAAATTTCCAACTTTATAGTGTCAATGATTTGCATTTCCTCGGTATGAAACACATCGTCCTTGAACTGACTCCACATCTTTTTAAAATGAAACTCAAACATTTCAAGCTCGTCTTCATTGAACTGATGTTTTAATTCACGATAATATGGCTTGGTTTTAAGCTCGTTGGCAACAGCAGCTTCTTGCTTTTGCTTGGCCGAAAAGCCTATTTTTTTGCTGATCCACTCGCGCACACTTTCAGGGTCGCGGTCGAGTTGTTGGGAGATTTGCTCTATCGACAATACCTCGGCATTGGCCTCGATATAGGACATTTCTTCAACTGAAAATCTACCTTTTTTCAAATTGCTTTCCTTGTGTTATGTCAACTCGTCAAGTTCGCCATTGATAATCTGCTCGATAATATTTATAATATTGGCCTTGCGGCCTTTGGGCAGAGGAGAGTTTGACTGTAATCTTAAATAATCACGACGCAAATGTGTGGGGAGTTTACGATCAATAAGTTCGAGTATTTCCTTTACATAAGCATCGTTGTTTACGTCGGGCGCGGTGTGCATTGTATAAACATTGTCGATACTAACAGGTTCGAGCAAGTCGCGCTTTTGGTGTTGTATTTTTTCGGCCTCGGTTCCGTAGTCCATGCGGTAGTAATTATCGCGTTTAAATGTTTTCAAACGATTGTTTATATGCGTGTACATAAAGTTTTCCAGTGGGCGAGTAGGGTCATAACTTTTTAGCCCAGCAAATCCAATGAGAAAAGCTTCTTGTTCGATATCTTCGACTTCATACCCAGCAAAAACATATTTTGGGGCTAATCTTTTGGCAATTTTTTGAATAGTGGCAATAACTTCCTGTTCGTTTAATCCATCAGGTATTTTCATTAAGCTCCTCGTCAATTTCATCAATCAAACGCTCTTCTTCGCGGCGTAGATCGGCTGGGTCTGGTTGATACTGAAAACTCCAGTCAATAACTGGTTGCATTGTTTCAGAATTTTCAACCGCCCGCAAACGCGCAAGTTCGTCTATTGTTAGTGGGCGATCCGGCAACTCAAGGTCGCGGGCAATTGATTTGCGTAGCTCGTCGGTGTCAACAGCTTCGACATTAAAAAGATTTTTTGGTTTTAAATTTTTCATTATATTTCTCCTTTTGTATCATTATATCTCCAAACAGTAAAATATACACAAATTTCGAAATTTTTGCGTATGTTATAGCAGAGAAAAGTTTAAGGGTC